TCCAACTGTTTGAGCCAAAAGCCGGAGTTTTAGGGATAGCGGAAGGCATAGAAACAGCGCTTGCTGTGCATCAACTTGAAGGCTTGCCGATGTGGGCGGCTGGCAATGCGGTTTTGATGGAAGCCTTGCAGGTTCCTGAGTCAGTAAATGAGGTTTGGATTTACGCTGATAACGATGCGAGTTTCACCGGCCAAAAAGCGGCTTACACCCTAGCCAATAGATTAAAGCGCGAAGGGAAAAAGGTTTTTGTTGAGATTCCGAAGGAGGTCGGAACCGATTTTTTGGACGAATTAAACCGCGAACGCTTCGAGACAGAAGCCCGGAGACAGCCGACGTGATGAATATATTGAAATCAGCGTTTGGGCCATTGCCGTTTATGCATATCGAAATCGATGGAGAAGTGATTGTTAGCGTTGACAGAAGGGAAGCCGGTAAACCGTACTGGGACGGATGTTTGAGGCTAACACGATGATGCCTAAATTTGAAAATGTAATCCCAAAATGCGCAGATAAGGAGTCAGTGTATCTGTGGTTGGTTGCAGCGGATAGCACTTACCTTTATCCGCCAGCAGCCGGATTCTGCACAGATTGTCATCCTGCATATCAGGCAAGAATGATTAAAGATGGGCGTTGTGAAAATCCAGATGTACGTTTCATGGTTCAGAGGCAATCAATTTACGGCGTAATCCGTGACTTTACAGTGCCAAAGGGGAAAAGGGAAAAAGGAGTGGTTATAGATGATTGATTTATCAGCATACGGCATTGAATGCACTGGAAGTGAAAAAATAACATCATTAATAAAATGTGTTGTTCCTTTATCCGGTGGCAAAGATTCGCAAGCGTCTTTGATGTTGGCATTACAAAAATTCAGTGCTGAAAATATCATTGCGATGTTTTGCGATACAGGATTTGAGCATCCAGAAACATACGCGCACGTTATAAAAACAGCAAATGAAAACAATGTTGTTTTAGTGACTTTATCAGCAGGCACTGTGCAAAGCGTTTGCACAAAGTACAAAAGATTTCCAGGTGGCGGCGCTAGGCATTGCACAGATGAACTAAAAATCAGACCGTCTAAGTATTTTTACAAAGAGCTTTCAAAAATCAACGGAGGCTTTGAGATTTGGTACGGCGTGAGAGTGCAAGAAAGCGCAGAGAGGGCGGCAAGATACAAATTTAAAGTAAGTGATGAATTGTATGCGCCTCATGACTATATGCCGAACAAGTACCCTAAATATTTAGCTAAATCGAGTGTGAGTATTCGAATGCCGGTACTGGATTGGTCAAAATCCGAAGTATTGGAATTTTTGGAAGGTAAGCAAAATCCATTGTATGCGGCTGGATTTGATCGTGTCGGTTGTTTTCCCTGTTTGGCGGCAGGGGAATCACATCAGATGAAAGCATTTTATTTTGATGAAACTGGGCGCAGGCATTATGAAATTGCTGAGCAAATAGCAGTAATCGCAGGTAGAGACGTACTTCAATCAAAAAAATATAGAGGACAAGGTCCAGGGTGTGCTTTGTGTTCAATATGAAGCAACTATACAAAATAGATAGCCCAAAATCTAAAGACTACATGCTTTTGCAGCTTCAAGCGCTGAGCCTTGAGCCTGTTATGTGTGTTGAGGTTAAACCGTTTCAAAAGATACGCACAGGCGACCAAAACCGGCTGATGTGGGCGTCTTTGATGGGTGACTTTGCAGAGCAAGCATTCGTAGAAGGTCGGCTATGGTCGCAAGCGGTGTGGCATGAAATGCTGAAAACCCACTTTTTGCCAGAGCAAGCAACGCCAGGCATCACGACAGCAGACTATAAAAAATGGCTGGAAATGCCTGATGGCAGTTTAAAAATGGTCGGCAGCACGACAAAACTCACAACAAAAGGCATGAGTGATTATTTGGAACAGTGTTACGCCTACGGGTGTGATTTGGGCGTTATGTTTACAGCCAACCCAAGGGGGATGATGTGAGCAAAATAACCAAATCAGCGCATGGAGAGCAATGCCAAATCAGAATACCAGGCGTATGTAATCACAATTCTGAAACGACTGTTTTTTGTCACTACCGGCTTAATACAGGCATAGGCATTAAACCAACCGATTTACAAGGTGCTTACGGTTGCTCAGATTGTCATAGCGAAGTAGACAGGCGCACTACTAAGCATGATATTGATTTTGTGAGGCTGTGCTTTGCTGAGGGGGTTTTTAGGACTCAGGCGATATTGATGCAAAAAGGATTGGTGAAAATATGAAATATAGAAATACCAAGACCGAAATTGATGGAATAAAGTTTGACTCTAAAAAAGAGGCTGAACGATACAGATTATTAAAACATTGGCAAGATTCAAAAGTAATCTGTGATTTACAAACACAAGTTAAATATCAATTAATACCGAATCAATATATTGACGGAGAATTAGTAGAAAGAGCAGTAAAATATATTGCTGATTTCGTATATAGACATTATGGAATTATTGTCGTTGAAGATGTAAAAGGAATGAAAACTAGGGATTACATAATTAAAAGGAAATTAATGCTAGATAAGTACAATATTAGGATTAAGGAAATATAAATGACAATATATCGCTGTACTTACAATGGATGCAATAAAGAAACAGATCAGAAAGGCCAGCGATGCAGGCATGGCCGGTCAATGGTTGAAATGCGGAAGGTTGTAGCCGTACCGGGATCAATGACTTATTCATTGACTGGTAAGTGCTCCTATAAATCGAGTCATGTGAGTGAATAAATGAAACCATCCGATATTCAAGTAGGGAAAACTTACGTTAATAAGGGCGCTGGGAAAACAACTAGAACAGTTTCGGCCATTGGGGATGCTTTTAAGCCGGATATTTACTGGAACGCGACAGGTAAAAACCCGCGTGAAAATGACACAGGGGTTCTGTATCAACAGGGCGACAAAAAAAGAAAGCTGTATTTATCAAGCTTTGCCGCATGGTGCGGTAGAGAAGTAGAACAAGGGGAATAAATGAGCAATGTTTTCAATGCAGTATGCACATGCACAAGAGATGCGGAAGTTCGCTATCTGCAATCAGGCGGAGCCGTTTTGAATGTCAACGTGGCTAATAATCAAGGTTTCGGTGACAAGCAGAAAACCATGTTTATTCGAGTCGCATTATTCGGTAAACGAGCAGAAGGGCAGTTAAAAGATTATCTGGTAAAAGGTCAGCAGGTTTTTGTATCGGGTGAATTGTCGGTTAATGAGTATCAAGCACAAGACGGCACAACAAAAACAAACCTGGAACTCAATGCAAATATTATTGATTTAGTGGGTAAAAAATCCGGTACTGAGCAAAAACAAGAAAATCATGCTCAGTATAGTGAGCAAAACAGCAGGAAGTATCAAACACAAAATGTTGAAGAATTCGATGACATCCCATTTTAGGAGGCACTATGAAGCATGAAGTCTATTTTTGGTGCATCGAGGCTTATGTCGAATTGTTCATTATTTTAAGTCTGTGCTTTTTAGCGTCATTGCCATGCTGATTTTGCGCATAATGTTTGCCATGTTTGCTGCAACCTGGATTATATCAATCGGGGTAATCCGGGGATGCTGGGCGGTATTTAACGAGGTTTGCAAAATGGTTGACGAGTTGATTAACCGGATATTTGAGGGGCTGGTGTGATGATGAAATGTTATGCCACTGAAATACATATTTATGAAGATGATTTAAGTCTTATGGCGATTGTGTCTGGATATGATGAATGCAGCGCCAAAATTGAAATTAAAAGCGAGTTGCACACAAAAGAAAGCTGGCAAGAGTTGTCGGCGGCTATTGGTGAGGCAATAGATAGATTGGAGCTTCAATAGTGTCTAACATCGGCGAAATATACGAGCAGGATATAGAGTGGCTACTGTCTAAAATGCCGAATGCCACAGAATCAGAACAAGACGATTTTGCTGAGCGTGTGGCGGTTATGGTCATTGATGGCAAACTGGATCAAGACCGAGCCAGGATGCTGGCATTTAAGCGCCTAGAACTGAAAAGTGGGGTAATGGGTAAATGTTTTTCCCTCCAATAAACTTGTGGACAGCACCAAAAAAACTAGGGTATTACATGACAAATCATATTTGGGTTTGGGGTGATGATGTGGAAGCAGAGGCTAAAAAAAGCGATGAAAGCATTCAGGCAATTAGTAAAAGTTGCTATGGACAATACAGCAGCGCAAAAAATGCACTGTGTGGTTATTGTCCGTTAATTGTTGGGTGTATGAGTGAGGACAAAATGATGTCAGAGAGAATGAAAGCAATGAGCGAGGCAAAGCCAAAAATTGAAGATACACTGAAAGAGCGTGGCAATAGGTATGGCGAATTTAAAAGCCATGCGTTAATAACTCAGAATATAAAATCTGCAATGTACGTTGGCGGCTGGCATGATTTAAATTCATCGCAGAAAGAAGCGCTGGAAATGATTGCTCACAAAATCGGTAGAATCATCAATGGCGATTCTAATTACTCTGATAGCTGGCATGACATCGCTGGATATGCAAAGCTGGTCGAGGATCAGTTAAATGGTAAGTGATCAACTGATAAAGCAAGTCAAGTTTGAAGAGGGTTTCATAGCCAAGCTATATTTATGCACAGGCGGAAAAAAGACGATAGGCTTTGGACACAACTTAGAAGCCTGTCCACGGTTCAAAGGCGAAGTGATACCGGACAATATCAGTAAAGCATATGCTGAAGAGCTGCTGAGGTTTGATCTAACCCATGCACAAGATGCTTTATACCGCGAGTGGCACGGACTAGGCTTAATGACTGGCTCTAGACATGATGCGTGTGTACAGATGGCTTTTCAGTTGGGTATAGCGGGATTTATGGGGTTCAAGAAAATGAGGCAGGCTTTAGTCATGTGTGACTGGCAAGAGGCGAGAAAACAAGCACTTTTAAGCAAGTGGGCGATGCATGATTCCCCAGCCAGAGCTAAGAGGGTGTCATTGCAATTTGTGACGGGTGAATATTATCAGGTTCCGTCTTGACAAAACCTAGGCTAACCAAGGTTAAGGGAGTGTGGCTTTGCCGGTGTGGGCGATATACCGGCAAAGGGTTTTCACATAAAACAGCGTTTATTGATTGGCGGCGTTACTTCGGTGCTGGTAATGCGCCAGGATAGTTCCTAGCAATTACAAAATTCATTTGTTCGATCAAATCAGGGCGTTTAAATTCTATGTGCATGTTTTGGTTTTTGAACATCTTGACAGATACATAATCGTCTTGATATGTTTTTTCACCTGTTTTTTGTGAATAAGCATCTATCCTCATAGGTAATGTTTTAGAGTGTTCTGGCTGTGGCTTTTTGTCGATGGTTAGCATTATCCTTTCTAAATCAACTAATTCATCACTAGCTCGGCCATAGTTGACAGCCATACCTTTATTCCAGTTGGGGCGACAACAGAAAGTTTTAACAATGCGTTTGCCAAACTTTTGCGGCTGATTAGTCTTGTAATCCCAAGATAGGTTTTTAAACAAGTTTATGATGCCTTGCTCAAAAATATCATCGCGTGAGTTAAGTAGTTCGGCAAAAGTGGCGGCAACTGATTCGACGGTTAAAGCGGGTGGATTCTCAAGATCTTTTCTGAATTTGGCTTTTGTAGCATGATCCATCACGTTGAACATGTTTGTTTTCTCCATCAGATAACCCCACATGGATTTATCGATGTTTTTTTCGATTTCAGGCATAGGGTTATGACGCAATTCAAGACCATCACGACTCGCATAACTAAAGCCAAACAAATCGTAAAATTCTTTCATTTCTTTTTGTATCGCCAACAATTCATCCGTTGCGACTTTAGCTCGGTCTATAAACTGTTTGCGCAGGGTGACAAGTCTTTCAACATCGGTTGAAGTGATGAGTTCGTTATTTTCTGCTATTGTTGTCATATCATTAACTCCAGTTTAGTTAGTGGTCATGGCCCCGGATAATTCGCAGTTATCGCGGGGCTTTTTCGTTTAAAGTGTTGATAATCCATTCTGTAAGCTTCAAGCCTTCAGATTGGGCCGCACGAACCCAAGATGCTTTGTCTTGAGGCTTACAGCGAGCATGTATATATGATTCTGCGCAGTCGTCCTTGGCCGCGTTACGTTTTCCGGTCATGCCGTGTTTTTTTTCCATAAATCACCATGTTGTAATATAATAAAAATTGTCAAGCCATGCTGAAAAGCACTGTAACCGCCTTCCTTGGCGGTGTGGCTTGGCTTTTATGCTTCCAGCTTTTCGCGTTCTTTTCTTGATACTGTTACGCTGCCGTGAGTGTCGCGGATTTTTTCAATATCCCATGTTCCTCTATTTGTAGATTTCCATTCAGCAGGGCGAAAGTACCACATTGATTTTTTAGATGCCCACCAAAAACCAGCGGCTTTTATTGCGTCCTTGTGTGGCTTAGTATTGCCAGATAACCAAACCCAGTTACCGCAAACTTCAATAATCACGCCTTCCATGGCTAACGCAGAATTAATTGCATCATTTAGCTTGTCACCAAAAAAGAACTCCTCACCTGTTCCTTGTGTTTTGTCTGTATCATCAGGTAAGCCTTTTAATGCATCATAAGCCACATTAACGGCTTTCATCATTTCCAGGCCAGCAGGGTTTCTATCGGGGTGATATTTTGCGCAGGCTGCGCGGTAGGCTTTTTTTAATGCTTCAGCAGTTAAAACTGTAAGCCCTAAAACATTCATTGCATCATTTTTTTTCATGGTCAATTCTCCAATTAGGTTCAAGGTTCCGCCTTGCCGGTATGGTTAAATAATACTTTGTTATTTCTATTTGTCAACACAAATTGATAAATTATTTATAATCCACTCAGACAGCTTTAAGCCCTCTGCCTGAGCAGCTTGTATAAAGCCATCTTTCTGGCCTTTCGTGCATCGGAACTGCACTGTGCTATGCGCAGGTTGTTCACCACGCATAGCGTTTTTATTGTTGCGTGGTGCGCCTGGTTTATTCATCTTCATTGAAGAATTTATGTTCGTTTTCATCCATAAAAATAGTTGCCTCCCTTTTTGTTTTGAAAATTGCTAACAGTCTGTCAGGCCCAAAAACTTGCCAAATAATTTTCCCGCATAATTCTAATTTTTGAATACTCATGATTGCTCTCCGGTTAGTTGCACTCAACGACTTCGCCGCCAATTTTATTAGCGCAGTCTAGCGCCAATTCATAATCATCCCATTGTTGATTATGAAGGCGGCCAAAGACTTCAACTCCCCATTTGCAGGCAGCGTTTGCAGCAATATTAGCCGCCACTTTATCAGCACCTAATTGAGCTATGATAGTGTCTGACATCCTGTCAGATGACGAGGCTCTAGCTCTAGCTAAAGGGCTGTTTGGAGCTCCGACGCCATTGCCAACTGCGTCGTTAAAACTTTCTCTGATGTCTGCCATTTCGTTCTCCTTAGTTATTTTTGAATACGGCTATAGTATTTCACAGTTATAGTTGTTTGTCTATACAATCAATTAAAGAAGTGTGATGGGATTAGCAAAACAGACAGGGCTTGACTTGTTGCATTAGTATGTGATAATAGAATCATGGAGAAAACACTTACATATCAAAGAGAAAGGTTTTGCCAGGCTATTGTTAGCGGGAAAAATCAATCAGATGCTTACAGGGAGGCTTATCCAAAATCGCTGAGCTGGAAGCCAGAAACAGTGTGGAATAACGCATCAAAGCTGATAGCAATTACCGAGGTAATAACTAGGATCGAATCGCTACGATCAGAATTGGCAAAACAGCAGCTATGGACGCGCGAAGATAGCGTTAAAACGCTAAAAGAAGTCATAAGCGATATAGAAGCCAGACCAAGCGATAAAACTGGAGCAGTAAAAGAGCTTAATGCGATGCACGGTTACAACGCGCCGATAGTCATAAAACACGAAGTCGAGTGGAATCAACAAGACGAAGAGCGGCTAAAGTTTTTACTGTCTAAAGCGGGATTATGATCGCTGAAAAAAGAGAACTGCTTGAAATGCTAGAGCGTAAAGCGCTTTACGACTCGCAGAATAAAATCAACAGCTACAAACCCTATCCGAAACAAATCGAATTCCATGCTGCCAGTGCGGCAAAATCAGAGCGTCTGCTAAGAGCTGGGAACCAAAACGGCAAGACCTTTGCCGGTGCGGCTGATATGGCTTACCACCTCACGGGCTTATATCCTGAGTGGTGGACGGGTAGGCGATGGAATAGGCCGGTAATGGCCTGGGCCGGGTCAGATACGGGCGAGACAACGCGCGATAATCCCCAACGGGCGCTATTTGGGATCGTTGGAGAGATTGGCACAGGCGCTATTCCAGCAAGACTCATTGAACATGCTCAACCAGCCAGGGGCGTATCTGGCTTGCTTGACTACGCAAAAATACAGCATGTAAGCGGCGGCGTTAGTACGATAAGACTCAAATATTACGAGCAAGGGCGGCAAAAGTGGCAAGGGCCACCTGTTGATGTGCTTTGGCTTGACGAAGAGCCGCCAGCGGACATATACAGCGAGGCTAAAGCTCGGACAATTGCAACGCGGGGTATTATCAGCGTTACGTTTACTCCACTGCTGGGTATGACTGATGTGGTTCGCGAGTTTTTGATGACTCCAAACGCTGAGCAGATCGACATTAATATGACTATCGACGATGCGTTGCATATCCCCGCTGAAGAGCGGGCGCGAATTATTGCCAGCTTCCCTGCTCACGAACGGGAGGCAAGAACAAAAGGCGTTCCAATCCTGGGTAGTGGTCGTATATTTCCAGTGTCGGAAGAATCCATTACAGTTGAGCCGTTTACGCTGCCTAAGCACTTTGTACAAATTGCCGGTATTGATTTCGGATGGGATCATCCCAGTGCAGCGGCTCGGATAGCGTGGGATAGAGACAGTGACATCATCTATGTAACGCACACTCACAGAGCTAGAGAGCAAACGCCAGTATTGTTTGCCGGTGCAGTGCGTCACTGGGGGGGCTGGTTGCCTTGGGCGTGGCCGCACGACGGACTACAGCACGACAAAGGCAGCGGCGATCAGCTTATGCAGCAATACAGGGCACAAGGGCTGAACATGTGCAACGAGCGAGCTACGTTTGATGATGGATCAAACGGCGTAGAGGCCGGGGTTATGGATATGCTAGACAGGATGCAAACAGGCAGACTCAAGGTTTTTTCGACGCTTACAGACTGGTTCGACGAGTTCAGGCTGTATCATCGCAAGGACGGTAAGATTGTAAAAGAAGCAGATGATTTATTGTCAGCGACTCGTTATGCCATCATGATGAAGCGCTATGCGACAAGGGATAGCGGATCATGGTCGTCAAATCTGAATTATCCCGATTTAGGCTATCGTTAAAATGCTTGACTTTCTAATTTTATGTTACGATATAACATAACAAATCGTCGGGAGACGAAGCGACAATTTACTGTCGGGAGACAGAATGGCAATGACCGAAGATCAGCTTAAAGCTCTAACGGATATGGAAATCCAGCAGGCGCTTGGCTACAGCAGCTCAGAACTCACTAAACAGCGCCAAAAAGCGCTTGAGTATTATTATGCAAAGCCGGTTGGTGATCTAGCACCGTCGTCTATCGATGGTCGCTCTTCTGTTGTTGCTACGGATGTTCTGGACACCGTTGAATGGATGCTGCCATCGTTGCTTAAGATGTTTGCAAGCGGTGATAAGGTGGTCGAGTTTGTAGCAAAGTCCGAAGCATACGAGGAACAAGCCGAACACGTGACAGAGTACATTGGAAATCATGTTTTCCATGTGCAAAATACAGGCTTCCAGGTATTACAGACTTGGTTTAAAGATGCGCTACTCTCGAAAAACGGCATTGTCAAAGTCTGGTGGGATATTAGACAGGACGAAGCCAGGGAAGAATACAACGGCCTAAGCGATATTGAGTTGTCTATCCTGCTTGATGATCAACACGTTGAACCGATTGAGCATAGCGCTATTTTGGACGAGTCAACAGGCGCACAGCTTCACAACATCGCCGTTAAACGTGTTGTTGATAAAGGGTTTTGTCGGATTGAAAACGTTCCTCCTGAAGAGTTCATTATCTCGAAACGGGCCAAAACGTGCGACGACTCACCTTTTGTCGGCCATCGTTTCCAGCGATCAATCGGTCAGCTCAAAGAATCAGGCTATAAAAACATCGATGCATTAAGCAGTGATGATGCTGTGATTGATTCATCCGAAACAACAACACGCAACATATACGACAACACGCAAGTCAACAACGATGGCGACAACGGCGATCCGTCAAGCCGAATTGTTTGGGTGACTGAGTGCTATCTAAAGGTTGATTATGATGGTGACGGCATACCAGAATATCGGAAAGTCGTTAGAGCTGGTAATCAAATACTTGAAAATGTCGAGGTAGACGGTCAGCCTTTTGTCTCGTTATGTCCAGTGCCAATCCCACATCAGTTTTTTGGTCTTTCTATTGCTGATTTAGCGATGGAATCACAACGCACTAAAACATCACTCATGCGAGCCATGATTGATAACCTGTATCTGTCTGTCAACGGCAGAACATGGGCACTGGAAGGTCAGGTCAATTTAGACGACTTGCTAACAAGTCGCCCTGGTGGTGTTGTGCGTGTCAAGCAAGCCGGAGCAGTAGGATCCATCCAGGCAGGTGCAGGGGATTTGCAGGGCGCTATGGCTATGATGGATTATGTGGATCAAGCGAGAGAAAACCGCACAGGATTTACAAGATACAGTCAAGGTGGTGATGCAGACGCTCTGAATCAGACCGCGACCGGAATGAATATCATCACGAACCGTGCGGATTCTAGAATCGAATTGATAGCTAGAAATTTTGCTGAAACCGGCGTAAGACAGTTGTTTCTAAAAATGCTGGAATTGGTCAGCAAGTACCAAGACAAAGCAGAGCGTATTAAAGCGACAAAGGGTTGGATTGATATTGACCCTAGAGAATGGAAAAATCAATTTAATCTGACTGTGAATGTTGGTCTTGGAACTGGCAACAAAGAGCAAATCACACAAAAGCTCAATACGCTATGGCAAGCGATGCAATCAGCAGCACAGGCCGGAGTAGTGCAGCCAGTCAACATCTACAAGGCCGGTCTAAAACTAGCCGAAACACTTGGATTTCCAGAACCAGAACTGTTTTTTACCGATCCGTCTCAATTGCCGCCAAAACAGCAACAAGAAGATCCACAAACATTTACAGCCAAGGCCATGGTTGCTATTGAACAGCAAAAAATGCAACTGGAAGAGCGAAAAACGGTTGCAAAAATTGCACAAGATGACCGCAAGATTGAGGCCGACATCGAACTAAAGCGCACAGAATTGGCTTTGAAATACGATGCCAAAAAAGAGCAAATGCTAAACGAATTAATAGGGGGTCAAGTTGTCGCAGGACAATCTAACACAGGAAGCGCAGGCGGCTATATCCCGCCAGCAGCAGGCGGAATGGATTTTAGACCACCCGTTGTTTAAAGAGGCTTTGCAAGAGCTTGAACAGCGATACTTTGAAAAGTGGATTAATCAACCGGATTTAACAAAAGAAGAACGGGAAGAAATATGGCGAATGGTAAAGGCAATGCAGCACCTCAAGGGGCTGATGAAAGAATACATAGCGAAGGGCCAGCAAGCATATCAAACATTAGCTTTGCTGAACTCGCAGATTGGGTAAAAGATGCCGAAGAGATTAACCCAAATATCAGGATAGTCGAGGTTTCAAGCTCGGATGCCGATACGCCAGAGTCTTTAGTCTTGCGGTTTTCTCATCCTGTTGTCGTGTCGGGGGTTGATGGTTACACGCTCAACACTGGCGCGTTTGTAGCGTTTGAAAAAGGTGATATATGAAAGGCAAAGGTAAAGGCGGCGGCGGCAAAAAATGCTAGCCCGTTAAACGATTTTTTAACTCTAATGTCGAGATGACATAAGGCAGAAAACAATGGAATCAGAAGCTACCCAACCGGGCGCGGAGATTGAGCAAACGGAATCCGGCTCGACCGGAAACGATGACGCGGCGTTATTGTCCGCGTATTTGGCTGAACAAGAGCAAGGCCAGCAAGGTGAAGTAGACGACAACCCCGAACCTGCTCGGCAAGTTGAAGATGAAACACAAGCGGCTATTGATACATTTTTAGTCAAGATTGACGGTGAAGAAAAGCAAGTTACACGCGACGAGTTAATCGCTCACTACCAAAAAGGCGAAGCATCCAATAAGCGTTTTGAGGAAGCGGCGGCTATACGGCGTGAGGTTGAGCAACGAGCCGCAGTGGTAGCGCAAGAACAAGCGCAACTCAATGAAGCTTTGACACACTATCAGCAACAATTGCAGGGATTGATGCAACAAAATCAACCCGATTGGCAACGGTTGCTAAACGAAAACCCGCATGAGTATTTGCGGCAAAAAGAACTGTACGAAGCAAGACAAGCGCAATTGCAGCAAGCACAGGCGGCGCAAGCCTACCTGCAACAGCAGCAAGAGGCCGCATTGTCAGAGCAGATGCAGGCTTATTTGCAACAAGAAAGTGCAAGACTATTACAGATATTGCCGGAATGGAAAGACCAGGGGAAATTTCAGGCTGAAAGCAAAGCGATTGTTGATTACATGATTAATAGCGGCTATTCAGAACAGGAAGTCCAAAACCTGAATCAATCCAGAGCTGAAAATATTGTGTTGGTAAGAAAAGCGATGCTTTACGACCAATTGATAAAAAAAGCATCCGGTGCAACAAAGAAAGTCAGCAGTTTACCGCCAAGAGTAGAAAGGCCGGGTGTTGTCAGCAATGACTCGCAAGGCGGTCTACTCGACGCTAAAAACAGGCTAGCAAAAACAGGCTCGATTGATGACGCGACTCACGCATTTAGCGCATTATTCGGGTAATTAATGACATATAGACCTAAGCAGGTGACAACATGGCCGCTATAGCCAATACATACCAAACATTCCAAGCAAAGGGTATCCGCGAAGATTTGTCGGATATTATTTACAAAATTACCCCGACGAAAACCCCGTTTTTGTCGGCCATTCCAAAAGTGAAAGCGTCAAACACGTTTCACGAATGGCAAACTCAAGATTTGGCGGCTGTTACGGCTAACGCTCAAATCGAGGGTGACGACGTTTCAACCTATACAGCAGCGACACCTACCGTAAGGCTTGGTAACTACACCCAAATTTCAACCAAAAATGTGATCATTTCCGGCACAAACCAAGCTGTAAAGGCGGCTGGCAGAAACAACGAAATGAGTTATCAAATGTCGTTGAAATCAGCCGAAATCAAGCGCGATATGGAAGTGGCTCTATGTTCTGCGGCTAACGGTGTGGCCGGTGCTGTGTCGAATGCCACCACAACCGCAACCCATGCCGGGTCATCTTCTGCCGCGCGTTATTTGCGTGGTTTGGAAGGTTGGATTGCAACAAACGTCGATCTTGGCGCTTCCGGTGTTGCTCCTGTTTATACCATGGGTTCATGGGCAGCACCGACAGACGGCACTCAACGCGCATTTACAGAAGCGCAGTTGAAAAACGTATTGCAAAAAGCTTATACAGAAGGCGGAGAACCTGATTTAATCATGGTTGGCCCTGGGCAAAAGCAAACCTTTTCAACCTTCACAGGTGGCAATACCAAGTTTGACAAATCCGAAGATAAAAGCATCACCGCTTCTGTTGACGTGTATGTGTCCGATTTCGGTACGCTGAAAGTAGTACCAAACCGCTTTCAACGCTCACGCACTGCATTTGTGCTAGAGACTGAAAAATGGGCATTGGCGACTTTGCGGCCATTCGATACTGTTGACCTTGGTAAAACAGGTGACGCAGATAAAAAAATGATCGTGGTTGAATACACTCTGGAAGCACGTCAAGAGAAATCAAGCGGCGCGGTTAAAGACTTGTCTTAATCCTGGGTGGGGCGTGTAACAGCGCCCCTTTCTTTACACGTCGAGAGGACGTTATGGACGAAGCAATACAAATTCAGGCGGCTGGGGTATCGATTACAACCAGCGGCACATCAGCCAGTCAGGCCATACCCAATGACTCAAGCGGTAGAAAAGCGCGTTATGTGCGCGTGGCTTGTACAGCATTGGCGTTTATCAAGTTCGGTGCTTCCGGTGTAGCGGCAACATCAAGCAATATTCTAATCATGCCAGGTGAAGCTGAAATATTCATCGTGAGCGGCAATACCCATATTGCAGCCATACAACAAGCGGCAGCAGGCGTAGTCAATGTTACGCCAATAGAGGCTTAATTATGGACATG